AGATGAGATTTCAGGAAAATCTCTCAGATTTGCTTCGCAAACCTCTTCAGATTGAGTAGGAGCGACATTTTCGCTTAAGGAAGGAGAATCCTGTAAACCGAAAAATTTTTAGGAATTGTGTCAATGGTGAGCCAAGCCCGCCCGCGCGGGGGGAATAATAATCCCGCAGCTGTCGCTAGATCGGAAAACCTCGAGATCTCAGCCGATAGTTGACTAAAACGAGTGAAAGTTGGTGCGCCGCCCTCGCGTCGACCACGCGCGGGCAGTCGTCGCATTTTCGGGACCGATTGCGCGCACCATTTTTTGCGGATGTGCGTGCTGCAGAGCTGTCGCGGTCGCGGTTGTGAAGTTTTTTCGAAAACGGGTCGAGTGTACATTAATAGCTTGTACATGTACACAAGCTACGATCATGCATAACAGACCGACCACCCGCGCATAACCCAGAAAACACGTTATGCTAATTATGCGACTTCTTTTATACTTGCGACTGCAACCCCCTAGCCTTGACTTTATCCTTAGTTGCGAGCCGCGCTTGGGTTTCAAAAATTTGCTTTAGCAAATTTTTGAAACCCAAGCGCGGCGAGCCTTTGAATAAGGCGACTTTTTCTATACTTGCGATTGGAGTACGCTGCGAGCCAAATTTTTTGGACCCGAAGTGCCGGACTAGTATTACCCGGCACTTCGGGGCGAAAATTGCTTTAGCTAAATTTTCGACCCGTTTAGCCTCCCGGCGATTGAGGGGTACGTCATTTGCACGTGCGCAACATGTCTGCTCCACAAAACTATGAGTCTTTAGAAGAGCAGCACGCCGCTGCTGCTCTTGCTTTATTAGAAGAGCAGGAAAACCTTATAAATGCTCAACATGTCAATGTATTAGCCCATGATCAAAATGGAATGATGGTGAATATCGACGATATTTGGCCTACAGTTCCTGATAATATTGAAGTTCATTCCGTTTGGGAGCCGTGGGGTGATCCAAACGGTCAGTATGTAGATTGGGACCCTTCAATTCTCATGCCTTGGGCGTTGTACGATCCAGAGAGTGGTTCTGACGAAAGTCAGCAAACTCAGCAGTTCGGATTTGATTAGTCAAAAATTATGCAAATTATGCGTGAAAATTCCCCGGGGAACGTTATTTCCCGGGGAGTTTTTCGGGATAATCAGCATAATTTTTTAGTCTTCTAATCATAATTTGCTGCGCATGGATATTGTCACGTATTTGACAGTTTGTGGAGACCCATCTTACGACAAGTTCATCTTGGAGAACCCGAACGCCCATTTGGGCCCTTGGCCAAGGTATCTTGGCCCTGACCCGCGCGACGATAGGAGCAAGTGGATACGCTCCCAAGCAAGCAAGAAGGCGAATAGCCCGAACTGATTCACTAAACTCATGACTGAAAAGAATGAGTGGGATACGTTTGACGACACGTTCTGGCTTGCGTTAAGTGGGGCGTTATTTGCATTTTTAGGGCTTGGCGTTCGCGCCGTATTAAAGTCTAGGTGTAAAGAGTTTAATTGTTGCTGTGGTCTGGTAGGGTGTGTGAGGGATCCAGCACCACCAGGATTTGAACCTAGTTTACATGATGTAAATGGTGAAAATATGATATAACTTTCATTATTCGTTGCGCACGATGTCTACTCCCGGCGGCCCTGCTTTTAGAGCTATGATGCGCGGACAAGGCTGGGATTTTAAAAAATTCCGCTCAGGTCTGCGCGCAGCTGGCTTGTATGATGATGGTTATGTTGATAACCATACCCCTGGTGGTGGACAACTTAAGGGCGAATTTCGACGACGTCGACTTGACCGCCGGGCTTATGACATGTCTTATCCTTCTGGTTTTCCAAGAGGCCGCAGAAAGACTGCTGGTCGCAGTAATCAGTGGAGTTCGGGTAACAGAGGTTTTGTTCCAGTGAACAGAGTTATACCCGAGTATGCCCCTCAATATCGTTACCAAATGCCGCCCACCAGGAAAGGCACGGGCCGCTCTGCAGGTTTGTATCGCGGTTATTCTCCCAGTATTATTGGACGTGGTCGTCGCGTCCGAGACCGTGATGAGGGGTTTAATTCTCCACCGTCACAAAGAAGGCGATATTAATAGGGTCTAGGGTTTACATGTTTAGGTTTTAGGGTTTGAGAAACCCTGAACATGTGAACCCTAAAGGCTAAGGAGTTTCGAATAACGAATCATTATTTGCTGCGCAATGGGTATGAAACGCATTCGTGCAATCGCTAACCGACCGGTTAGCGAGTATGGGACCGTTTTTGATCCGGAGACTGGCTATCCGGCTTTTGCGCTGCGCGGCAGCTCCGCAACTCGATCTATGTTTGGGCCCACGCGTGGCCTCGCCGATGACCAGCAACGTGCCAACCGCCGCTACTACGGTTACACCGGCCGCGGTGCCTACCGCAAAAAGCGGCGGTACCGCGGTAGGGGTAGCTACTTAGGCAATTTTTTAGGCGGCGTTCGTAATGTTGGCCGTTCTATGGGAATTCGCGCTTCTGCGAATTCCGATCTTGGAAAAATTTATGACTTAGGTATGAAAGCTGATCGTGCTATTGACCGTTACCGAGGTCGCGGTAACTATGCCGCGCCCGCGATGGCGATGAATGCCAATGCTTTGGTCAATGGCGGTTCATACGGCTCTGGCAAGATTATGAGCCGTTCCGGCGCTATGGATGAAACTGGACTTACCAGGTTCGCTTTAACTGAAAAGTTGAAGACCGTTTATGCTCCCAGTGCAGACCAGTGTCAGAAATTTAGGTATGATGACACCTGGGAGATTAACGCTGGCCTCGATAAGCTTTGGAGTCATCTTGCACAGTCGTCTGTGAATTTCCAGGAATATCGTATTGTTAAAATGGTTCTCGAATACCATTCGAGCATTCGTCCTGGTGATTTTACTGGCAACGTTGGTAAAATGTGCTTCACACACACGTTTAAACCCAACCAGCGCGATTTCCTGGATATGGACGAGCAGGCCAACTTTGTTGGGTCTGTTACGTGCAGCCCGCTGTCGCCTGCATGCCTTAAGGGCATTGAATGCGATCCGAAGAAGACTAATATTCCGGACTGGAAATTTGTTCGCACCCATGCTATCCCTGCTGGAGAGGACAAGATTAACTGGGATCATGGGAAGATTCATCTTACCACTAAGGACCTTCCTTCCGAATTTGCTGAAAAGGCTCTTGGCGATATTATGGTTTACTACGTAGTAGAATGCCGACGACCTAAGCTTTTCTCTGGCCGTGGCGAAGCTATCGGCACGTGGAAGATGATTAACCCTACTCCTGCTATTACGTCTCTGTCTTCGGGCACGTTTGGTAAGGGTGATAAGGATACGCCTTTGTTTTGCGAGCTTAATTCACTTGATATTAAGCCGCATTACACATCTAAGCAAGATGCAATTCTAGGCGGCGACGCTATTGATGCTACTCCGTCTTTGACCGGTGTTGCTCTTGAGCTTCCAGCCAAAATGGCTGGTCGTTATAGTGTTCAGTGTGTTGGAACTTTTGCGGATGCCACTGATACCGTTACGCCACTAGCCACTTCGTTTGCTTCTGGAGGCTCTGTTATAAAGCATGTGAGCAACACGGATACTATCAAGCCTGTTAAGGATGTTTGGGATGATGCCGTCGCTGCTTCGTCTGGCGTTCACGTCGCTGGCGCCGCGCACTTTATGTCTATGCAGACTGTCGATATTCGACCTCAGCAAGGCACTGTTAAGAACATTATGTTCCTTGACTTGGCTGCTCAGACCTCTGCTGGAGCCAACAAGCAGTTTGATCATGTTACGATTTCCCTCACCGAGCACAATTCTATGACCAAGTATGCTGGTGATGAACAAGTTCTTGTGAATATACTTGGCACTGTTAAGGAACATACTTGAATAGCTAGCGGTTTATCTACACGTTTGTGGTATCTTATCAGCAACTTGATCAATACTGAGGTAGATGGTCAAGTTGACAATATTTTAGCAGATGCGAAATATATTACTGGTAGCGTATACTCAGCGCCTGATTTGACTATTAGTTATTCTGATGGGACATCAGATACATATTCGATACAAGGTACTACCGGTGACGCAGGTTCCGACGGGAAGTATGTTTCTAATGCTTCAGTTGATTCTTCTGGAGATCTCCGTATCTATGTTACGAATCCTGAAGACAACAATAGTGTGCAAACATATGGACCTTGGACTGTGAAAGGCGCTGATGGCCCTTCGGTTGATGATGTAGCTGAAGAGCTTACTGAAGTTGGTGTCAATGGTGTTCAAACTGGCAGCGCCGCTGCTTTGACAGCCGCTGTTGCTGGTACTACGTCTTTAGTTGGCGCAGTTGCTTCACACATTGTCACAAATAACGCATCATCCGTTACGGGGCCTACAGGACCCACAGGACCTACAGGACCTACAGGACCTACAGGACCTACAGGACTTACAGGACCTACAGGACCTACAGGACCTACAGGACCTACTGGCGCTACAGGACCTACTGGCGCTACAGGCGCTGATGCTATTCACAGTTTACCTATAGGGTATATTCATATATCAACCAGCCCACTGAATCCCAGTGAGTGGTACGGCGGGAGCGAGGACGAATGGGTTACATTCGGTTCTGGTCGTATGATCATGGGGGCTGACTCTCAGTTGCCCATGACTGGTGGTAGTTTGGTGTCTGATGGTCATGCGCTGACTGGGGATGAAATTCCAGATCCTGGAACGGCTGCTCCGGTTCTGGCTGGGAATTCATATACTGCTTTTTTGCAGCCTTTTAATTTCAATGGCACTGGTGACCCACATACGCATATTCTTCCGAGGAATCCATATATTCAGACGTATATGTGGGAGAAGGTTTTGTATTATGATACCATTATCTACAGCGCAGCTGGCGATGCAATGGGAACTTTTGCAAGTGTACTTGGTTCCTTGTACCCTGTTGGTGCTCAAATTTATCGGACTAGTGCGATTAGTGCGCATCCTTCGGATGCCACGAAAGTCCAGCCCTTCCCGACGGAGGCTCCGCTCCAACAGTGGCAGTTAGTTGATAATGGTGATCACAAGGTTTTGGAAAATTTAACGTCAGTGTGTAACACGACGTCTTTGTATGGCCGTGCTACTATTGATAACGTTACCAGTTCATATGGTCTGAACACGACTTGGCAATTATTGACCGGTTCGTCCGTTACTGATTACGTTCCGCCTGTTGGAACAAGCACTATAATATACAAAGTACGATTTGCCACGTATGTCGATAACTCTGATTCTCCTTATATGAGGAGCCAACTTCAATATAAAGTTGGAACTGGATCATGGACTACTGTTACGAAAGCTAACAGATTTATGGTAAGTTATCAGGATTACGATGGTGGTATGAAGACCCGTATGTGGGCTTTTAAAGTTAATTCTGTTGACGATAGCAGTGTAGGATCATTTTCTGCTGCTCGTCCTACACTCAGTTTTCGTACTATGGTTGAGGAGAACGCAAGTTCGCAAGGTGTCCAAGTTCATTATGTTCGTTATATGGGTGTTGACACAGTTGATGGTGGAGTTGCATCAACATTTACTCCACCTATAATATCTATAACTGCCATCGGTGAGCAAGCTCAGCATGTTTATCAGCGCACAGCTTAGATAGACCGCGATATAAATTAAACAAAAGTGTTGTCTAGGACAATAGGCAGAGACAACGCAAGACCCACGAGGTGGACAATTTTCCAGCGGTCTGCAGATAGCGCCGACATATCTGGGGCGTAGTTGGAGAAAACAATCACATGTTTTTTACTGAAGTTGAAGCTATCGCTGTCGTATTTACCAGAGCAGATGTGTCTGTTTTTGATCATTTCTATGATTTCATAGACCACTTTAACAGATCCTTCTTCTGAAGATCTGGTGAGATCAAAGATGACAATGTCACTCTGGTGTATCGTCTTAGACAGTATATGCACCATATCAGATTTTTTCATTGGTTGTAATAAGATTGCGTTTTTCATGACTTGTAAATATTGCGCCATCCATGATTTGCCAACATTTCCTTCAGATTCCCAGAACCACATTACTTTACGGTTATGGGCTTCTTCTTCGCAAATATCAAGGATGCCTTTTTGCCAAGCACGCAATTCAACATTATCAAGACTTTCTTTTATTTTTTCCATGACGTTTTCTTGCTTTACCAAGTTAAAATATTCACGAGCAAATTTAGAATATTTTGCAAGAGTAGTGAAATGGTTGTGGGAAAGTTCTGTCCATGATTCTCCTTGTTTTATTGCTTCCTGCAGATCTTCAAGATCTGTACGCTGTCCTTGGCCTCTTTTCACTGTATATGCAAGTTAGTACAGGTTTTTTGTTAAAGTACAATATAACCGTACTTGCAATGTCTCTGAAGGTACCACCTTTGAACTGTGAACCAGGGACAGCACTGTCTGATTTAGATGTATAATCAAGGTTGTGGTTACTGGAACCCATTGCAGGTTCGCAATGGTGTTGTTTCCCTTCAAATTTAAAAAGAGCAATCACGTTATTCCACTTGACGCCACGCTCAAATTGAGCGTATCCTTGAAAGTGATGCCTCTGCGTGTCAGGGCATATCTCTTCTTGAAAGGATACTGCAGTCACAAGAGTACGTGTTGTAACTTTTTTTCCCGGTAAATTTTGTAACCATTCGCGGCATCTGTCGCGTTCATCCGTTGTATACATTACGAACACTACGTGTTCGGTAAGCTTTGACGGTTTAGAAGCCTGAAAGCAGACAGGGATTTTTTTGTTATTAATAGGGTCTAGGGTTTACATGTTTAGGTTTTAGGGTTTGAGAAACCCTGAACATGTGAACCCTAAAGGCTAAGGAGTTTCGAAGTAGTCAAGTTCACAGACTGCTTCGCAGTCATCATCTGACTCCGTATCGTCGACGACGTACGGATCCTCGCGAGTACCGACGCCGTGGAAGATGATGCGCCTGGGCTTTGCAGGTGCCAGAGGAGTATTTTTTAAGTACTCTCTGTATCTGCGTTCAGCCTGCGGTGTGATCTCACCGCGCTCTGGGATGGTTTTTAAATTCATCCCAGGAGGGTAGTAAGGAAGATCGGGCCAGATCGGGTCAGTGGACATTACCGTTGATTTTAACGCCTCCTGGACGACTTCTTCTGACCGTTGGAGCTCTGGAAGAGATGAGATTTCAGGAAAATCTCTCAGATTTGCTTCGCAAACCTCTTCAGATTGAGTAGGAGCGACATTTTCGCTTAAGGAAGGAGAATCCTGTAAACCGAAAAATTTTTAGGAATTGTGTCA